GAAGCCATTGTAAGCCAATCAAATCTACCTTTGTTTTTACCTACTGTTCTAGCTTTAGCGGCAGAAAAAGTTTTATATGATTCAATACCCGAAGAGTCTTCAATCATATCGTTTACAATAGTGTTAAAAGCTTTTCCTTTATTTGCCTTAGCAAGTTGTACTTTAGATTTAACATCTATTTGACTTAATACTTCTTTAACGGCTTTAACGTTTTTGATAGCGTCGTCCGCAAAATAAAAATCATTATATCCTTCTGCTGCTTTTCCAATAACCCAATTTGCTTTAGCTTCAGGTTTACCATCTGCTAAGCCTGTTATATTTTCTAAAGGTATTTCTAATCCTACTCCTTTTAAAAATTCATATATAGCAGGCGCTGCAATATCTGGTCTAGCTGTAAGTATAAAAATATCTTTATTTCCAAACTTGCCTTTTCTTCTTACGGCTAAGTCAAACAAAGGGCCTTTTTCTCCTTTAATAACCTCTGCAAATTCTGAAAAATCAAATGTTGCTCCTTGAGCTTCTAAACTAGCTGATTCTTTAGCAAACTCAGTTGCGTTTATTTTTCTTGTTTTACCAGGTATTTCCTTTAGTACTTTTAATTTATCCTCAGCATTTAAGCTAGAATATGTTTGTTTAAAGCTAGGCAAGTTTTTAAATTTATCTTTAAAAAGTCTACGAGCAACAATATCAGCCATATCACTATCACCTTTTAAAAACGGCATCGTTACAATAACCATACTTTTAGATCTAGCTAAAGTATCGTCAAAGTCAAATATACTTATACCTCTAGAAGCTTTTATACCAAGTTGACCTAGACTAATAGCTTTGTCTGCTTTTTTATAAGTATTAACTTGCTCTTCATTAGTTTGGTTATTAGCTAAATTACTCATTGAAGCGTTTAATACATTAGCAGCTTTTATTTGAGGTTTGTTTTTGTTTGTTATAGGAAGACCAGATGGTGTGACTTGAGCAACTTGAGCTAAAGTTTTACCATCAGCCATTACATAGTTGTTTCCATTAATACCTCCATTTTGGCTAGCTACATTAAAGTTAAAATATCTACTCCACACATTATCAGCAAACTGCCAGTCTTGTGGCATGTTTTGAGTATAATTAAATTTTATACCATTGTTACTGCCTTTTAATTTATTATCATCTAACTTGCCTAATAGTCCTTGTTGGTAATTTTTAGCTACGTTTTTAAAGTTTGTTTTAACGTCTCCTTTTATGGCAGACTCAAAAAGATACTTAGCAACTAAACTAGCCGGCATAGTATGTTCTTCTACTATTCCATTATTTAATTTAGTACCTACAAATGTTATTGGAGCAGCAACCCTAACTATACCTCCCATGCCTTGACTAGTACTAGAAAGCAAAGCAGCAATACCTCTCACGTTAGCTATTTTTTGAGCATCGGTACCGGTGTTCATTAGCTTTTCAAACTTTAAAAATATTTTTTCTAAACCTTTTAGCTTTTGTTTATTTAACTTAGCAGTCTTACCTGTTAAAAATTCATTTTTATACCAGCTTTGTGTCATTTTTCTATTAACTCCAGACCCAGTCGTGTAGCCAACTCTAGTCACCGCCGCAGCTATATCCGCATCTTCAGGTGCAAACTTATTGTTATCAAGATCTAAATCCCCTACAGCATAGTAATAAAAGTTTCTTGAAGGCCCAGATACTCCAGCTCCTGCAAAAGCGCCTGATGTAAAAAATGACTTAGGGAATATAGGAAATAGAGTGTTTCTAACCCAGTCTCTATATTCTAAAACATCTTTATTTGCTGTTATAGTATCAAAAAACGATTTGGTTATAGCGTCTTTTACTTTTTTCTTATTTAATTCAGGAAAATCTTTTTTTAACCGTGAAAACTTTTCATCAAAATCTTTAAAATTTTCTACACCTTTGAAGTTGTTGTCTAGAAAATCTTCTAAACCTTCAGGTATAGGTATGTTGTTTTTATTTAAATAGTTAGTGACTATACTTGGAAGCTTAGAGCTATTTACATCTAAATTTTTAGAACTTAAAGGTTTAGCGCCAAAAAGTTTTAAAGTATTATTGTAACTTTGAACGTTCGCTCCTGCTTCTAATTCTCTTAAAGCGTCAACTGGGTTTACTAATTTTTTACCTTTATTAAACTTTATACCTGTAATTCTTCTAGTTGAAGGCTCTATTAATGTTTCAGCTATTTTGTTTCTAAAATGTAAATCAGCTAAACCTTTAACTGTTTGAGCTCCAGTAGATCTACCGTCTGATTCCTTCAATAGATTCATGTAGTCTTTAACTGTTTTGCTTTTGTCTAACTCAAATCTGTTTGTACCTTCTACTTTTTTATAAAATTCATTTTTAACATTTTCAGGTATAAAAGCTGCTCCTGAAGCTCTATTTTTTGAAGATATAGAAGGATCATACGCCTCAGGTAGATTACTAAAATCTTCTTGAGCATTTTTAAGCAAGTATTGTCTTAGATTTTCAAAGTTGCCAGACAAGTTAAAACCTTTTTGTAAAAACACTTTAGGATTAAGATTAAATGCTTTTCCTAATACAGCGGCTAACTTAGGACCCACTTTTACTTGACCAAATCTAGTAACACCAGTCACGCCTTCTGTGTCAGCTTTTATAGCTTCATTTATAACAGCGTCAACTTCTGTTTTTATCTGCGCGCTTGTCTTAGGTATTCTATCTCCGTTTTGATCTACTTTTTCAGTAAGCACATCGATATCTAAGTTTTCAGCAACTACAGGGGTGTAAACACCAGTTTCACTTGGCGGTCTTTTTATAGCGGTTTCTTTTACAGTTTCAGTTACCGTTGTGTCTATAACACCACCAGCTTTCTCAATGCCTAAATCTTGTTTACCTGCTTGTAAAGCCTTGGCTCGTTCTAATACTTCTGCAGTTCTGTCTCTTAACTGACTTTCAAGAAACGTAGTAACTTTGTTTTCACGTTTAGGATCAAACTTATCAAAAAACTTAGCTTTAACGCCTCTACCTGGAAATGTATCTCTAAACATTTCTTGAACAGCAAGCTTTATAAAAGGCTGTGAAATCTTACCACTAGGATCAATCTTTAACGCTTTTCTTATAACAGGCCAATTAGCTTCTACTAATGCATCTTGTGATGCTATTCTAACCTCTGGTGTTGCGTTATTCTTTGGAGCAGCGTCTACAATTAACTGTTCATTTGTTTTTTCACCAGATTTTACATCATTAGCAAAAAACGCCGCTAGTGGAGCCACTTGATAACCAGCTGCTTCTTCGGCTCGATTTATCTGCTGGCCTTTGCTAGCTGCAACACGTAAATTTTCATCAACTTGTGTTTCTGTTTGTAAGTCTATAACGGGCGTAGTGTCTTTTTGCTCTTCGTCTGAATCTACTAATATGTTTCTAGCCTCGTATCTTTTCTTGAAAGTATCTAAAAAGTTTAACACGTCGTTAGAATCTTTAAGATCCATAAGCCACGCAGAATCACCCATTATATTAGAGACAACACCGTTTAAAAAAGTTCTAATAGAAGGAGCGCCTTTTAAATCGTTGGCATTTATTTTACCTAGTATATTGGCGTTATTCATTTGAGCCATTACTTCTTCTATATCCACGTTTGCAGCGCCTCTTTCGCCTGAATTTAAAACAACTTTACCTTTACCATCTCTATACAATTCAAAACGCTCTAGTAAATCATTGTAGTCTTGCTCTGATATAACCCCGGTGTCTCTATTTTGTTTTAATATTTTAATAGTATCTTCAATCGCTGTGGTAGCTAAATCGCTTAGTTCTCCATCGGCATTTCTTAAATTCTTAGCTTTTATATTAGCGTGAAATATTTCTTCGATAGGTGCTATAGCAGCGTATTCAGCATCACCTTTATTTAAAGAAGTATATATTCTAGCTTTAATAGCGTAATCATTTACTATAATATTATTGCCGTCCTGTAAAGCATTAACAGGAGCGTCTCCGACTAACTGTGAAGCCAATGCTTCGGCTTTAGCATCATCATAACCATTTTCTTTTAATATGTTTATAACCTCTGCAGGTGACGGAAATCCACCGTCTTCTTTTGCTGGTATTTGAATAAAATTACCATCTTTATTCATTAAAACTCCGGCGCTATCTATAGCCATGTCATATAAACCTAAATTATATTCTAAGTCTACAGCTGAAGGAGCGTCCATTTGCTCGCGCATATTTTTAGCAGCAAGAGCCATTTTGCGCTTTTTGGTGTTTAATAGATTGTCTTTTACTTTTTCTAAATTAGAATACTCTTCGTTTATTTTAGCTATTTCATTTCTACTATCTGCATCAGTTCCACCTTCTTGACCTATTAATCTAGCTTGTTTTGCTAAATCTCTTTGTATTCTACTAGCTTCCGCTATTTCAAATATTTGATCAGCATTTAGATGGTTTAATTTCTGAATACTACTGACTTCATTTAAAGCAAAAGTTCTTAGTATATCTCTTTTTTCTTTTTTAGCCTCGATACGTCTAGAACCTTGTAAACTAGGCATTAAAAGATCTAATTGATTTAATCTATTTCTAAGCTTAAGATTTGCAGATAAATCATCTATTGATCTAAAATCGCTTTTAAGAGTAGTAAATACATTTTGCATCGAACCAGGAGCCATCATAGCTAAAGAGCTTATACTTGTTTTACCGATAAAATCTTTATTTATTCCTTCTAGCCAGCTTCCGTTTTCATCTAACGCGTAATATCTTAAAGCTTTTTGACCTATTTCTGTTAAGCTTTCTTCTAATAATTCACCTGGTACTGCTTTTGTAGCTAAAGGTCTTAAGCCTTGAAGCGCTCTTTTGCTTGTATATAAAGCTTTTAAACCAAAATCATGTTTATATATTTTTGTTTTTATAATGTTGTTTATACCCCGCTGCTTAGAAGCGTTTCGTAATATAGATGGCATTTTTATTGTACCTAGTTTTTCAGCATATCTAGCTATTGCGCCAGCGCCATAAGCGTTAAAAGCCATAGAATTCCAAGTATAACTTGCCTTTCTTCTAAGATCATCTATATCTAATCCCATTTCTTCTAACTGATCAGCGGTATACTGACCGGACTCTATAGCTTCATTGTAAAAATCAACAGACTTAATAGCGTCATATTTTTCCATAGTAGACTCACCAATAGAACTACCTGTTTCGGACATTCCAAAAACAGTAGAAACTATCCTTTGCTGAGCTAATGCAACTCTTTTTTGCATTATCTTAAAAGCTCTTCTTTTAGCAAAACTAGAACCAGCTTTTAAAGGGGCTGTTAATAAAGAAGTTGTGCCTCCTGTAAAAACATAAGAAGCTCCTAGAGCTATAGTTCCAGTTTGATCTGATAAAGCCTGCATGGAATAATCAAAAAATCCTATATTACCTTTACCTATGTCGTCTATTTCTAAACTTGGTGCAATATTAGCCTGAGTTTCTTCAGCTAGCCGCTTATTGTAATTATACATACTTTGCTGTAAAGAGTACACGGCTGTGTTTAAGCCAGTAGGTCCTAATAAGTTAACAGCTTTTAAAAAAGCTTGAGCTGTTAGATTACCAAAGTTTTTAGTATCTTTAATAAAAGTGTTATATAAAGAATTTGCAACTTTAGCTGAGTTGCTATAATCTAGTCCTAACGCAAACTCTACAACTTTTGTAGGGTCTTCATAAGAAGCCTCAGCTCTTCGCATAAAATTATCTAATCTATACTTGTAAACTTTAGTATCTTGATCTGCGATTTTAGCAAGCTTACTAATTTCACTAGATTTATAATCGCTATAAGCGTTTTGATAATTGCTTAAAGCACTGTTGTATTCATCTATAGCTTTTTTATAACCAGGGTTTAATGTAGAAAAGAAATTAGAACTTTCATACTCTTTTATTTTAGCTAATAACGCGTCTTTTTTAGAAGAAAGTTGATTTAAGTTTTTTACAATAGGGTCTAGTTTTTTTTGTATTTCAGCGTTGTTTTTTTCTAACTCAATTCCTCTATTAGTTAAATCTTTTTTAAATATTTCTAACTCTTCAGTCTCTAATTGAGATTCACCTATGTTTTTATCATGAAGTTTGGCTGCAATACCTAGAATTCTATTATCCCCAACACCTTTTCCTCTTAGTTCACCTTCACCAAAAGCTCCGTACATTTCTATTTGAACTTTCTTAGCAATAAGCTCATTTGTTGCTTGCTCTTGTTGGTCTGGTGTAATATCAAAACTACCACCAACAAATTTTTTACTCTCTATACTTATTCCACTCTTATAATCTGGGTTATATATTTTATATTCTTCAAACTTTTCTTTTCCAAGGGTTTTTAGCAAATATTCATCATATTCTTCATCTGATGAAAATTCAGGGGCAGCGCCATAAGCCGCGCCAGTTCCAGAACTTGTTCTAACAGCATTTCTACTTTTTAAATTACCAAAATAATTTGAAGCAGCTTTTTGCGTTAATTCTTGATCAGTAAACTTAGCAAAATTAGGATCGTTTATTTTAGACATAAGATCTAGTGATTTGTTTTTTACAAAATCACTTTTTAAATATTCTTCTACAGAATATAATTGCTGACTTGTTACACTAGAATCTTGTGGTATTAAACCAGCTTGTTTAGCTTGGTCTGGAGTTAAAGCTATTTTATCAGTATCGTTTACTTTTTCATATTCAGAAACAGCTTGTTTGAGTTTTTTATTAAAATCATAAGGAAGTTTTTGCTCATCTTGAACTATGGTATTATCGTAAGCAAAACCTTTTTCATCATAATAATCTTTTCTTTCTTGAGTAAAAGGAGCTGGTATTTTTTGTTCTTCAATCTCTACATTGCTTGTATCTATAACATTACCATCTTTGTCTCTAAATACACCAACCTCGTTAACAACATTAGATGAAGATTTAAAGTCAGCAACAAAGCCAGCGGCTTCTTCAAGAGATCTTCTAGATTTTCTTACATCTACTGCCGCATCCATAGATATAGCTCTTTCTGCTCTTTGATTTATTAAATCAAGATTAGCTACAGCGCGAGGACTTAATTGTGATTTGCCATCTCCAGAATCTGAAGGATCGGACCCTGTGTTGTTTGTCTGCTCTACAACCGGATCCGGCGTTATAGAGCTGTTTTGGTTTCCCGCTTCAGGAGTCTGGTCATCGCTTGTAACTTCAGTTTCACTTACAACTTCTTGTGTAGGTGTTTCCTCAACCTCTTCTACAACCTCTTCATCAGGTTTAAAGTTTTTAAGAATTTCTATAATTTGCCCAACTTTCAACGGAGGAAACTGAGACTGAAGTTCTATAGTTTTTTCTTCTAATGTCATTTAATTTAAATTAATTTGTTATCTTGTAAAAACTTTTGTGCTTTAGCTTTTTTAGCTTCTTCTAAATCAAATACAGCAGCGTCTTCTGTTACTGTAGGTAGTCTGTCTGTGATAAATTGTTTTATGTAGTTATTCATAAAATAATCTATAAAACTTTTTTCAAACTTTTTCTTTTTGCTTTGATCAAGAGGCAAGTCTTTTTCATAACTCCAGCTCTTTTCAGCCGCGTTGGCATTTTGTACCATTTGATCGTCTTCTTCTACACTTGTGCCTTGAGCTAAATAAACGTTCCACAAAGCTACAGCGTTTTGTTCTGAAGATAAAACACCAGCAACTTCTGCATTTAAAAAAGGCATTGCTTTTCTTTCTATTCTATCCATATCAAATTGTAAAACGTTTCTACCCAAACCGTTTCCTATGTCTATGATTTTATAGTCAAAAGTACCGTCTACGTTTCTAAGCATAAACTCTTCCGCTATTTCAGCATTAGGGCTTAGTTCACCATCAACAACATTTTCCGGCTCAAATAAGCCTACTTGAGGCATTAAAGCTAGCATTAGCTTGTTTATATCAGGAGTATCAGATACAATACTAGTACCGGTTTGTTGTAGAGCTTGCAAAGCAACACTGTTAATAATAAGAGGTTGTTCTAGCAAAGGACCAGTGAATACCATTTCTTGTGAACCGTCATCTATCAAATTAAGTCTAACATCGTAACCATAATTTTTTGCAAAGCCTGGCTTTTCTGTAATAATTGAATTTGCAACAGTATACTTAAAATTGTTGTTAGGGTCAAAGTTAGGGCTTTCAGTTATTTCTAATTGAGAAAAAAGATCCGACATAAACTCTATTGATAGAGCTGGGGCTTCCTTTAGAATTTTTAACTGTCTTCTTTCATATTCGCAATTAAGAGAAGTGCACGAGTTACTTTCTATAGCTAAAGACAACTTTGCGTAAGCTCTTCCAGTTCCTTCATAAGCTTTACCTAGAATATCAAAATTAACATCATAACTATGAGCTAAAAAATTCGTATTATAGCCAAGCGCATTGCTTTCGTTTCTTTGAAGTAAAAATAAATTATTTGCTATATTTTTGTTTTCCATTTATTTTAAATATTACATACCCATTAAGCCGCTTCCAAACTGAGACAGCATACCGGTTATAGCGTTTGTTGAAGAATTTTTAGCCTTATTTGAAGCTCCTGTTAAAGCTGCTATTTTATCTCTTTGATAGTTTATAGCGTCTTGTTGTCTAGCTTCTGTTGTTTGCATTTGTATATTTCTACCCATGCCTTCAAGCTGTTGTTCTCTACCTGCTTCTGATATTTGCAGGCCTTGTATTCTTTGAGCATCTGCTAATTGCTGTTGCTCCATAGTTTGTTGACCTTGAGCCCGCATTTTCTCGTTTTGTGCTTCTTGAGTCTCAATGCTAGCCGCAACTTGTTGTTTGCTTTGTAATGCCGCTTGCGCAAGTGCTGTTGCGCCACCAGCTCCAGCTCCTGTAGCTCTTAAAGTATCTAAAGTATTTGCTAATGCTAAGTCGCTTTGTTCCGCTTGCATCTCTGCTGCTTTTGTAGCTACACTAAGATTGGCAAAGGGGTTTGTAACTTTAGCAGACAGATCTTTAGCGTATAAATGAGCTACGCTTCGAACGTTATCATATGGGTTAACAATCTGTTGTCTTGAGTTTTCTAGTTGATTAAGTTTTTTAGTTTCAGCTTTTAATTGCCTTGCTAAAGCTCTAGCTCTTTTTCTCCTAGCTCTTGAGCCGAATATAGCGCTACCTAATTTGAACGCTCCTCCTATTATTGCTGCTGCTGGCATAATTATTTATTTTTATTATTAATATCCACTTGAAAAAGTGTAGTTAGATGAAACTGCAAAAAGCTCTTTAAAGCCACCCGGATCTGTTATAGTGTCAGTTGAAATTGTGGCATTGATAAAAAATCCTTTTACACCAGATATTTGACTTCCAAACACAACTTCTCTACTATTCGCTAAAGAGTTGTTCACAAGGTTAGCGCAGTATTTATTTTCTTTTCTATAAAAACCTGATTGTAGTATATTTAAGTTTGGATTTAAAGTTGAAAAAGTCGTTAAATAGTCGGCTCTGTTTACTACTAAATAAAAGTTTAATAAAGCTCCTTCAGCAACGTTTAATGCTTGTGAGGCAACTAAAGTGTTTCCATTTGTACCTACATTAAACGACACTACAGTTGTTCCAGCTGGTACACCAACTCCTGATATAGCGGCTCCATTAGGAACTAAACCTGTCATACCCGTTACACCCACGCTTGTTGTAATTGAAGCGGCTGTTGTTGTCGCGTTAGTGTCTACTATAACATATTCACCTTCGTTTAGACTTAACACAGAGTTTGTTCTATCAACAGAAGATCCAGAATTGCTAGAAAAAATCCCAGGTCCTGTTTCATCAGAAACATAGCTATCTAATCTCCAGCCGTTTGATCCCTCGTAAGCTATAGTATTAAAAACTTTAGAGTTACTGACTTCAGGATTAAAAGTAAATTCTACAGAGGAAGGTGTTGATATTCCATAGAAATTATTATAATTAACATTTATTGAATTATGAAGATACAAAGAATCTCTAAACGTTGTGTAGTGTTGATTTCTTATACTAAAAGACTGACTAGGCTTGTAGCTAAGAAAGCTAATCCAACCTTGTGCTTTTTCATCAAAAGAAACCGTAGGCTGCGCCAGCTGTCTTGTTTGTTCTGCAGGCTGCAAAGATAAAACATATTCTTTGTTGTATATATCCCAAGCGCCTAATAGCTTTCCACTGGCTCCGGCAGAATCTATATTTACTATTTGATTTCTAAAGAAACTTCTCATGCCTGTAGATGATATTTCTTCTATACCGTTAGGATTTAACCTGCAAACACAGTTTTGACTACTATCTACAAAATATTTATTATAACCGTAAACAGCAAAGCTTTCTGGGTGATCACCAATACCATAGTTACCTATTATCGGTACTATTTGTCCTATTACAGTTTTAAAAGAACTAACAGGAACACCACCACCTTCTGCGGTATAAATAGCGTCTTTATCTATTAACGCCTTGTTTACTTTGTATTGTTGAAAAATAATTAAATTAGTATCTTCAGCATATAGCTTCTGAATAGAACCATTAGCTGGATCTAAGCTTTTAGTTATTTCTTCTGCTATACTGAAAACATTTGTATCATTTATACCTGTTCTAGAGTTGTAAATACCAGAGTATATCATAGAGTTTACTCTAAAGCTAGCATTGGGTTCTAGTTCTACTAAATAAGCTCTTACACCAAAATCTACTTGAGTGTTATTGAAACCTCCTCTTATGCGTGATTCTTCAATGACAAAGCTATTAGTATAATTAAAACCTGTAAACCTAGGAAAACCACCTATGTTCTCAGGTATACCCTTAGAACCATTCCATCGCGGCTGAAGCACAGGACTAGATTCTTCTATATTTTTCAATATGTAACTATTAAAGTATTTTATTTCTATTATAGCTGCCATGTTATATTATTATCACTTTTTTTTATTAAGTTTTACGCTGGTTCTGCTTTTAGTATAACTGTTACTACAAGATTTCGAGTAGTTGTAGAAAAACCTACAACATTTGCAAGATTAGCTAAATCAATTCTAAGATTAAAACCACCACTATTACCGTAACCAGCTGGAACTGTTATCGTGCCTGTTGGTGTTGGTATAGTAGTACCCCCACCGCTTGTGGAGCTATTTATTGGAATTGAAAAAGAAATATTACTAAAACCTGGTGAGTTTTGCGCAACAAAGTTTAGTGCACTTGCGTTACTTACTCCGTAATTAGGGTCATCAGGAAGCAGTAAAAACCCATTGCCAAGAGCGCTTTGAGTTGAATTTGGAGCTTGGTTTTGACCAACACCTTTTCTAACATTAACCGAGTGTATAGATATTTTTGCAGGTGCATTTTGTACTTGTAAATTATTACCACAAAACACAGAAGGTTGAGGTGAAAAATCTTGAGAACTCCAAGCTCCCCATGTAGGCGGAGGTATTTCAGCATTACCAACCCAGACTTGTCCATTTCCGTCGCCATCGATTGTGTAGGGTGTAAATTTATAAGCTGGTGATAAAAATCCACTTGAGTCAACTTCACCTGGTTGACCGTAAGGAAATTGAACAAGAGGTAAAGCACTAAACTTAAAACGAATTTGACAAGATTTAGTCTCAGCATTGTCGCCTAAAATTCCACCATCTGTAGCTGTAACTCGCATTTGATAAATTCTATTAGCTTCAACGTTTGTGTTTCCTTGAACACCAAAACCTCCACCGATAACACCTCCTACTGTTGCAATACTTATAATTGCCTGGTAATCGTTAAAGTATGACGGTATTTGCGAAGGTCCAGATCCAGCTTGGAAACCTTCTGGTCCATAATTTTGAATACTAAAATAACCATCTAAAGCACTTTGACTGTTCAGCGCGCTTACTACGCTAGTCGGATCGTAAATAGGTATAAACTCACCAAACGTAGATGATGAAGGATCAAGATCTTCTTGAGCTAAATAAGTTATTGAGTATGTAAGATCTTCTTTTTCTAAAGAGACCGTTGAAGACCCATTGTCACCTGAAACCCCAAGAAAAGGGGTTGGTGAATTTACTTCGGTTATATCAAGTTCGTTTTTAGTAAATATTTCTAAATTACCTTGACAATCTCCTTCGTTTGTGGTACAACAATCTAATGTCTCTGGGGCTTTGCCTGCTTGTGGAAACTGTACTAAAGGCCTACTAGGAGGTTCATTACCTAATCTTATACCACTGAAACCTAAAAAATTAAAGTCTTCTGCTTCTGGATTTGTAAATGTTAAATCAAAATCGTATGTATAGCTTTTGTCTAATTTTTCAGGATCTGTACCACCTGCTACAACTAAACCTGGTGCATTGTTAGGATCTAAAGTTCCGCCTGATGCCGTACTAACTCTTGAGAGTATTATATTAAAAGATCCGTCACCATTATTTTGTATAGAAAATATACCTTCATCAGTCACAACAGCAGTGTATGGAAAACCTTCTTCATTTGAATCGTTTGGAAAAGGTTGAGCCAATTGATTGTTTACACTGTTTAATATACATTCATTTTCAGATGGATTTGAAAACTCTGCGTTACCTATTCTAAGTGGTCTAAAAGGGCTGCATATTTCTATTTGAGCTGGGGCTGGACCTTGACTGTTTTGACCTTCCAAACCTTCATTAAATTGGTGAAAGTCTACATTAGTTACAGTTGAAAATACATTAGCAGCTGGACCTGTTTCTATAGCATTGTTAAGATCTTCTATAGTTCCCGCTGTTGTTGTTTCATAATATATATCTATAAGCGACTCTACTGGTGATGTTTCAAAAACATTCAACTCTGGTGGATTTGAAAAATATCCATCCGCTGCTGGCAGTGGAACACCAAATTGCTTTTCGGTGTTTACTCTACCTATTAAAGAACTGCCGTCAGATGTAGTAAAATCACTAGCCGCTCCAGTAGTTGTGTATTCGTAGTTATAAAAAACATAATCATCATTAGTTGGAAGATTAGTAAATTCTCTAAAATCAAATAAATCCTTTATAGTGCCTATGACAGAAACAGAATCCGAAGATCTTTCAGGGTAATACTGCTGCATTTGATTTCCACTTGCAGATATTTCTATATTATTAACTCTACCAAATAACCTTACATCACTACCAAATTCTTTCTGCTGAGGTCCTACTTCTATTAAACTTCTTGGAACTTTATTTATATTGTCTCCATATAAGACTATATGTGAAGTTGTTTCTACTTCTCTAGTTTCATCCAATGGATAAGCTGCCATAGCAGTGGGTATGTAAACATTGTAATAATCTTGCTGCGTTTGTTTCACGACCACTTTAAAAGAATACCAACCTAAAGGATTATAATCAGCAGATGTTATATCTGAGTTGTAAAGCCCTGGTGTTCCAGTAAATTCGTTTTTAACACTTGTTATTAAGTTGTTAAATTGTATGCGTAAAGCATTTCCATCAAAATATGGTAAACCATTAGGAGGGTTTGCTGAAGTGCTAACATCATCTGCTTGAGATCTGTAAGGAGAATAAACTGTCGATGCTAAAAAGCTAGACTGAAAATTAAGTTTTGTTTGAGAGAATAAAACCGTTGATTGTCTACCAAATCTATCAGACAGAACAACACCTATTTCATAATTTCTATTTTGCTTCAAAGAAGCGTTAGGATATTCAACTGATGTTGTTAAATCTGTTATACCATTATTTGTTATTGTAAAAGGAGATGTTTTAGATCTTGAACCTACTAAATAATCTAAAAATTTAGGAGGCGTATGCTTATCTTGGTAGTTTCCATATATAATTCTATTGCTAGCTACTTCTTGAGCTAAAGCTTTTACAGGCACTTTGTCGTAAACTCTAACAGTTTCGTCTTGAGGAAGTGTTTTAAAGGGAGGTTTTGAGCCGTATTCATATTGATAATACGAACCGCTACCGACTACGTTAAACCGTATTGGAACTGTTTCAACAACTTTTATTGTAGTTTGATCTGATTCTTTATAAAGAATATCTATTTCTTGAATCTTATATTTAGATATTATGTCGTTTGCAGCGCAAGGCAGAGGTACGTTTAATAAAATTTTATTAACTTTATTTTGCATGAATTCAACGACTGTACTTCTATATGTTCTATCTGTGTCAGATACAGAGTTAAAACTATCTTGATTAAGTCCAAACTCTTTAAGAGTAAAATACCCGTCTTGTTGTGGTATAAAGCAAGGTTGAGTAAAAGGTGCCATTAAAGAATATTCACCATCGTCAAACTTAAATCTATAAGAGAATCTTACAAATTTATCATTTAAAAAATCAACATTAGCGTTTTCTTTAAATACTTGATCAAAATAAGGATTTGCAATAGAAAATTTTACATTTAAGTCAGCAGGCACAACACCAGCAGCGGCTAAATAATCTGCGTTTGTTATAGCTGGAGCTACAGTAACTGTAAGTAAATAAGTAGGAGGTATTCCAGGCACTGGCGTTGGATTAATAGCAGCTGATTGCACTACAGAACCCGTGTCATTAAAGTTACCTGAAGAATCTTCAACAAATAAATTAGTTCCTGCAATTAATTGATCACCTTTGTAAGAGTCAAGAAGTACCTCAAAATCAGTTGTATTTACTGTTTGATATATAGTTGCACTTGCTTCTACTGGAAGATATTCACTTATCGCATCTTGAAGAGTTGTTTCTGGATAAACTAAATTTACCGAAGAACCAGCAGGCAGAGTTTGAGGTTGATTAAGTGTTATTTCTGTTCCCCAATTAGCTTGTGTTATGTCTAAAAAAGTGTTTGGTGTTATAAAATCTACAGTTAGTATTGCGTTTTCGCCAGAACTAGGCTGCAAGACTCTAACAGTTGTACCGCTTGTATAGTTGCTACCTGGATTAGAAACAGAAACAGCAGTTATTGCATTAGTGACAGGATCAACAGTATCTATGTTTATTAAAAGTCCAGTACCTGTAGGATTTCCACCTGTGCTAATTGTGTTTCCAACCGCGTAACCAGTACCTCCATTTGTTATAGTTAAACTAAAACAATTTACACCCAAACTCCCAAGTGTTATTGTAGGATCTGCATTACCAGTTGGAGTTTGTAGTGTTAAGGTTCTGCTATTAGTAACCGTGTCTACTATATAAGTGCTTTGTATTGCTCCTGTTTGTTGACTTGGTTGGTATAGTTGTATAGGATCGTAGGGATAATATTTAGCTACAGACAGTTGTTCTTCAGTTGTGTAATAGTCTCCAGCTGGATTTGAAACAGAAGCTTCTCTATCAATATTTACTTTTCTAGGTTGATTTCTATTGTCAGTAAAAAATAATAATTTTTCTAATAAATTAATTCCAGTAACAGGATTTAAAGTAGAAAAATTTAAAAAAGCTCCTTGAGCTATAACTCTTAAGCTAGTAGAATTAAGATTATAAGAAACTATAAAGTTATCATTAGATAAAATAGAATCAATTCTCAATACAGCATTGTTATCTCCTCCATCTATTATTACAGTGTCACCAACAGCGTAACCTGATCCAAAGTTGTTTATTGTAACGCTTGTTATAGATCCAGAACTTATAGTAGCGTTTAAAGTCAAGCCGCTACCAGTTGAAGATCCTTGAGCAGTAGTAGTGCCAGGTGTATTAGAGTTTGTGTAATTTGTTCCGAAGGGGGTTGTGCCTACAAAAGAAACAGGTCCACCTAAAGTGTTTATTATAAAGCTTGCTCCAGAGCCAATAGTAGTAACTAAGTTTATTACATCACCTTGCGTGTATCCAGATCCTTGATTTGTAACTTCAATACCAGTTATAGAACCGCTAGTACTTACGCTTGTAATGTTAAATATTATACCGCTACCCGTGCCGCCTGAAGATCCAGCTGTACCAATTCCATAACCCGCGCCACTAGCAAGTATTTGACCGTCAAAAGCAACAGTACCTTGCTCTTGCGGAAAAGTAGAAGCTACGCCTACAGCTCCAGTAGTTATATAAGGTCTTAAAGTATTGTTAGTTAAAAAGCAGAAAATATTACCAGAAACATCATCTGGTAAAGCTCCTATAAATTCTAAGTTAGAAACACCAAGTGCTGTTCCTATGTCTATAATTTCTTCATTACCTAAAACAGTTTGAACTGTTCCTACGTTTTCTCCAGTAGATTTATTTATAGAAACATTAATCGCATTTCTATATTCTCCATTAGGAATTAATCTATCGTCTAAGTCTTTGTTCATTTTAGACGATAAAAAACTATTCTTAACTTCTGCCATTTAATTTTAGTGTTTTATCCATTTAGATTTACCACGCATAACTTGAGCTATTTCATCAAGTTTAATATTAGATAATCTTATTTTAGCATTTCTAAGTTTAGCGCTTCTGTCTCTTTTTAATCTCATTACAGCATTTGGATCTTGTCCAGCTCTTACGGACACAATATTGTATAATATAGACGCGTATAAAGCATCTTCTGCAAGTTTAGGTACTTTACTATCACCGTTATGCGCTAAGCCATCAGATATGTATTCTAGTACTATTAACTTATTTACTAGTTTGTTAGAAAAAGATATTTTACCTTCTCTGTAGTTCATACTAAACCAGCCATTTATTTGAGATGTTTCAGGGTCTAATCCATATAGTTTACCCGTATTAAAGTTACCATCAAAGCCATATAAATTCCACCAATACGCAAAGTCGTCAAAGTTGTTAAGTAAGTTAAAGTTTAATAAATCAAGGTTTGCGTTTTTAAATCTTTCTTCAGTAATAGAAGTGCCTTCAATATTTTCACCAAAATTATCTTGTGTTGGAATACCTGTTGCGTCTTGAACCGGATTATTGTATGGGTTTATAGTTAAATTATTAACAGGATATAAAATTCTTTTTATACCCATGCTGTCTATTCTAGAAACTCTAACGTAGTTTACATAGTCTTGAGGTAAAGGCAAACTTAAAGAAGCTGGTACTGTTAGTTCTTGAGAATGTATACTTTTTAACGTATCATAACTAAACTCTTGCAAAGATCTTTTAGCAAAAAACAAAACATCAGACTTTGATGCCGTTTGAAGTATTTTACCGTCACCGACGTATCCTACCATAAAATTATCGATAGCATCGTTTAATGTAATATACTCATAACCTCCATAATTTTCTTCTACTGTTTCACCAAACGCATCTTGATTGCCATAATTACCTCCGTTTAATAATTTTAATTGAACTACAATATAAGGCGTAGAAGGAATATCATCATAAGGAGCATTTGTAAAGCTTATAGTGTTATTAGCAACAGTATATCCAGATGTAACTTCTGCAAAACTTCCTGGAAAACCAGTTTGGCTTTTATAAAGTTTAAAATTATTTAAAGCGTAGTTAGTTTCTGTAGGATCAGCTGATCCAAAAACTAAATCAGTATCAAAAGTAGTTATAAAATCCTTTTGAGTAGTTACTGCTAAAAAAGGTTGTGCACCTTGGTAGTATTGTTGATTTGTTTCTGTTACTAAACTCATTTATTTAAGATTTTAAATTTACTTCAGTAGCTTCTGCTTCTTGACTTGCAACTTGTATTATTGTAGGATCATTTATTACAATTCCAAAATATTTTAAAGTGTTAATTATAATATTAGTCTGCTCTGATATATCAAGTTCAAAATCTACAGTGGCAGAACCAACTGCACTATTTGGTGGGTTGAACACGTATTGCCCAACTGTACCTATTGTAAAATCCCAGTTTGGACTAGAAGGATTTATAATACAATTAACGCTTACCGTGTCAGTAGTAGCGCTTGGATTAGGATATATTTTTAATGCTAAAACAGGATTTGAAAAACCAAGTGGTATGGCGCCTGTTGTAATAAAAAGAGGATGTTGTTTTGTTGGAGCTGTTAATTTAGATCTTGTTATTTTGTCAAAATCTTTTTTACTCACTAGCTGAACCGGAGAAGAATATTGAGGTTGACCAGTATAAGTAGTTACAACTTCACCTATTTTATATATTTCACTACTAGATCCATTGTAGAAAAATCCACCAGTTGTATCATAAGTAAAGTTTAATTGTTTTTCAAAAGGATGTAGTTTGTAAGAAATGTCTTTAAACATGTTAAAGAATTCTGTATCATTTTCTTGATTACTCTGCACCACTCTATTTTGTTGATTTCCATCTGGAAAATAAGAATTAAATATTTCTTTTTGCACTAAATCAGCAATGCTACTAAATTCAGCAGGAGTTACATAACCTCTTTGTTCTTTGTTTAATATATACAAGACTGTTTGGTATACTGTATTTACGCTTACTGCCATATTAATTTTTTATTTATACTATAAAGGCGGCCGAAACCGCCTATTTTATAGTATCACTTGTTTTTATAGTTTTTTATCTATAGATTTATAGATTTCAACACCTTCGTCTGTTTTCAAAAATGCAGCAAACGCTGAATAAGGATTTTCGTCAAAAGGCACATTCATTAATTTTCTACCATTTGATCCCCACGTAAATGTTCTTTGATCGCTAGACAAGTTAATTATATTAGCTTCAGTTGCTCTAATAGCTATATTTCTTAACTGAACATTGTCGTCATTTGCTAAATTAATAAACAAAACTGGATTATTTCTAGCAAACAAAAGTAAATCTCTTTTGATTTCCTTAGAACTCATGCTACTTACTTTAGATCCAAGCTCAACTCTTAATATTGCTTCTGCTTGATCTATCTCCATATTTCTAGCAGAGTTTAATGCGTCTATTTGAAGATCTAATATTTCTAATTGATCAACAGCTTCTTCAACAGCACTAAATTCTTCATACATTTTACCTTTTAAAGGGTGATATAAAGAAAGTAATTTTTGTAAATTTTGTTTTTCTTTTGGAACTTTTAAGTCACCGTCTTTAAATATTATGTGACCTAGTGTTGCTTCACCTTTTTGTTCTTCTACAAACGGAGAATCTTGGTTAGTTGCATATCTAATTTCTTTTTGGCTACCTGTTTTTTTATCAAAGTACAACAAAGAGTGTTTTTTTGTGTGCTTACTAGGTATTGTAAAAGTAATTGGAGATTTTTTGTTTGTTAAATAATAAAATCTATCTTTTATTTCCCACGCGTTTTTTGCGGGCTTAGGTGGTGTTTTTGTAACCACGGGCTGAGGTGCAACCTCAACAGTTGTTTCTGCTGTAGCTTTTTTAGCCATAATATAATAAAATTAAATAGTTAATAAAAAACCCCAGGGCTACGCTCACTGTGTAGCCCCGTGGGGTTAATTTAAGGTAATTAGATACCTTTGAAAAGTACAAAGTTGTTAGCAGCTTGTACAACTAAACATCTTTCTGATAGGAAGTTTACTTCCATAGCATCAAGAGTAGATGTAAATGCGCCACCAGCAGAACCAGTTAACCAAGACTTCATACGTCGATCATCAGCTTGTGAAGCTCTGTATCGTACATGTAAGAAAGGTCTACGTATATTAGTTCCTAGTACTTGATCGTATACTGTAGATGTTCCAGCTGGTATCAATACGCCTTCGATAGAGTTAATTCCATCGATAGCGCCACGAGTTGAAGCATCGTTTAAGTATTTCCAATCAGTTTTGTAGAAATCGTAAGATCCTCTTCGGAAACCGCTGAACCCTAGGTTCAATGCCATTTCTTCTGAGTTTTCAAATAAACCAAATGCAGTACCACCGGCAGTTCCACCAGAGATTGCAGCTAGCATATCGTCAAAATCAAGAGCTGTTTGTCTTTGCAAGAAAAGCATGTTTTCTTCAATAGCACCTTGAGTATCTAAGTTTTTCAAGATAGCGTCAAAGTCATCAATTCCAGCAGCAGCTGTAAATCCTACTTGTACGTTACCACGATCTTCGATAGCAGCAAATAAACCTTCACTACCAGGCAATGTTGCAGCGCCGGCTAGAGCTGATTTTTCAGATTCTACCATAGACATTTCTAAGTAATCTTCAAAGCGTAATCTTGTTTCAGACTCAGCTTTTAAGTACCATAAATATCCAGAAGCACCATCTTCAGTAGCAACTTCAACCCATCCAATTTGCGCCATATCAGAACCAGATACTACGTATTGGCTTCTAATGATAATTGGCGTATTTGAAAATTGAGTTAAAACAGGTTCTACAGAAACATACCCATTTGGATTACTTACAGCATCATACTTATTTAAAGATACACCTTTCTGATAAGCAGAACCGTAAACAAATACTTTGATTCCAGCTCCAGCAGTAATACCGTTGGCAGGGTCATCTAGCTTTGCACCGTTAAATGGAGCTACCGTAAAAGTACCAACACCACCTCCAGCACCAGGAGTACTAGCAGTAACAAGACATTTAGCCTCTCCACCAGTAGCTGGATCTAAAACAACAACAGTGTCGTTTGCAGAAACAACATTTGTTACGCCTGCAGGTAAGTTAATAACATTTGTAGTACCAGCACCACCCGCTACAACAGTCACGTTGTCGTAAGATATGTGTAGTCTATTTTGCTCAGACCAAATAACTTGGTCAGATGTCATTGGCATTTCAGCGCCAACCATACGTAAAAAGCCAGATAACGTTCTGTTTCCATAACGCTCTACTTCTTGTTCGTAAATTTCAGGTAAATACTGCTGAGCAAATGTGTCAGTGTTTCCAGCACCACCGTCGTTAAATTTTAAGTAATTTGATTCTAAAATCTCTTGTGTTTGAGATGGAATTAAACTACCAAATTGAGGAGTTAAACTCATAATTTTAAATTTTTATTAGTTAAATTTTTTAGTTTTTATTTTAAGTTTTGTAGAATCAGCGCCTGAAATAGCTTTAACTTTAAATCCGCCAAGAAATACATCTCCTTGAGTAGTCCTAGCTTTAGTGTCACTCAAGTTTTTTGATTTATTTACAACGTCTTTTACAGCATCCGCTTTTCCTTGCTCGTAAAAATGAGCGGCAATTTTATCTACATTTTCAGCAGCATAAATAGCCTTGTGATAACCAACATGATCTACAACATCACCATTTTCGTTTAAGAACTTCCCAACGAGGTTTGTTATATTTGACTGGCTTTCTGCAACTTTATCTTTGTTTTGGATATTGTACTTGTATTTCTTTTCACCAACTTTGATATCAAAACCTTTGAAATCATCACTGAAAAGCTTTTTAGTATTATCTTTAAAAGTCTGATGCTGTTGCTCAGCTTGTTTTTGCTCCTTGTTATATCTATTGAAAAAGTCCATGGCTTTTTGTTGTTCTTGAGTAACGCCCGGTCTCAACTTGATCTCGTCGTAATATTTACTCTTAGTTTCCTCTAAAAAGTTTTTGGCTTTTGCAACTTCTTCTTTAAACGCAAGTTTCTTTTTTCTTACGTCTTTTTCCTCATCTATGTCTTCATCAAATTCAAAATCTTCTAATAAAAGATCAAGATCTTCAGAATCTAAGTAAGGTTTATTTTTTTTGTAGTACTCTTTTATAAGAGTTTTATCATCTACATTACTATAGTCGGCGTTCAACCTAGCATAGTCTTCTATCGTACCACCGGTTTCCTCCATAAAGGCAACTAGCTTTTCAATATTTTCAGGTAAAGGTTTACCTAATACTTTTTCATCTCTTAGAGCTTCTTTAACTTCAGCTTTAGTTATTACTTCTTCTTCAGTTACTTCTTGGATCGGAGAAAACCCTTCAGTAGTCTCGTTGGACTCTTGTACAGGTTCTCCCACCGTTGTGCTATCTCCGGATGGTTCTTCCACAGATACCTCCTTTGTTTCTCCGATTTGAATGGCATCTTCTTTTTCTTCTTGTTTTGGAATTACTACTTTCTTTACCTCTGGCTCTAATTCTATTAAAGGTTCTTTGGCATTAACATTTACTTTTGTAATGTTGTCTTTTGTTTCTTTAAATTTTTTAGGTGCTTTCTTTTTAAGTTTAAAATCACCTTCTTGCTTTACAGCTTCTTGTGTTTGTTCTGACATAATATAATATAATTAAATAATTAAACGTTTACATAAACGCGCCCATATCGGGTTGATTTTCAAAATCAATTGGCAAGCCATCGTTTTTTCTTTGACTTATCATTTCACTTTGTTGCGTACCTTCCATTTTTATACGCTTATCTTTTCTATCTTCTATCATTTGCTCTTTAGAGCCAATAGCCTGTACTTCCATTTGTTTCAACTGTCTGTCATACTCAAATTTTTTAGCCATTTTCTGCATGTCTAATTGTGTCTGAGTATTCATACGTTGTATTTCCATTTGGCTTTTAGACTGCTCAAAGTCAACTTTAGTGGAAGTAATTGCTTGTTGTTTTTCTACTTCTGCCATTGCGGTTCTTTCTGCTGTTTGAGCTTGAGCGTCTGCTTGAGCCGCTATATTAGCTTGTTGAACTTGTTGATCTCTAGCTTGCTTTTGATTTCTTTTTATTTTAAGCATTTGATTAGCTAGTTTAAGATTTTTTATTTGTCTTAAATCTATAGCGTCTTCTAAATCTATACCACCTTGCTGAATAGAAGCTTGAATATTTGCTTCTAATTGAGCTTGTTCTTCTTCCTCTGGTTCAAGTTCTAGAAATATACCAAAATCATGCATATTTAATTTTATAATTTCTTCTAAAGTTTTTACGTTAAAAGTTGAAATAGAGCTTTGCAACGATGATCTTGTAAGAGGAAATTCTAAAGCGTCTGCTATTTTTAAAGTAACGTTTTCAGCTATGCGCAAGGTCAAGTACATACCTGCTTGAGTTATATGCTTGGTTGCAGTGTTAGAAGCATTAGCAGCTAGTTTCTGTAATCCTACTAAAGTGTTTCTATCTGGCAAGCTACCGTCTCGAGCTTCGTTTAATCCCGTCACGTCTCTTATCATCTGAAGATAGTACTGATAAGTTGTAATAAGACTTTGTATCTTAGCGTTACCACTTCCGCTTTGTAGTTCTTGAACTGGAACTTTGCCGGCGTTCATTTCGCCATCTTGAGTTAGTGATCTACCAATCACGGAACCAGTTTGAAAATACATGTTTAAAGCTTCTGCTGGGTTATAATTAGTGCCGTTGCCTAAATCGACTTCAGCTAAACCGTCCATATCTAAATAAACACCATCAGGAACCATACGAGAAATTACTTGTTGAAGTTTTAGATGTGTTAATTGTATCATATCTGCAAAACCAGTGCATCTACTAACCAATGATTCAATTCTACCCTTATAAATTCTTGGCGCGCATATGGCGTAATTCATTTTTACTTTAGTAGTGTCTGACATTGGTCTAGACATGTTTTCAGCTAGCTCCCATTTAAGCATTGTTTCTGTTCCTAACACTTTAGCGCCACTATATAAAACCTCTATAGATCTTGAAACTTTTTCAAACATGTCACTTTCAGGTGGGTTAAAAGTGTCTGGTTTTTCAATAGCTTTTAATAAACCCTGCTCTGTTTGTTTAATTTTAAAAACTTGATTATGATATGTTTTATAATCAAAGTATAAAACTTGAACTGTGTTATTGTCATAGTTTCCATAACCAGTAATATAAGACTTATTACTTGGCATGCTTTGAATTCTTTTTAGCTCTTCTTCTGATATATTTGGAAACTCTTTTTTGAGCTCAGGTATAGTAATAGACTTTACTTCTCCTACGTAATATATATCTTCAAAATTAGGATCTTCTGTGTAAGAATAAACCATGTAAGCAGGATCAACATATTCTATAGTCACTCCATTAGCTACGTTGAAACTAGTTTTAACAGCAGAAATACCACAAACCGCTAAATCCATATTTAGCCTTCTTCTTGTTAATTGGTATTTATTTTGAGCCATAATGCTTGATATAGCTTCTTCTTCTGCTATTTCTATTGATTGTTTATAACTCAACTGCATGTGAAGTTCTAATTCTTCTTTTGACTCTGGAACAACATCTTTGTTTGGTGACTGATAAGCATCAATGCCTAGAGTTTCTTGCAAAATAGATAAATAATCTTGAGAAATCATATCTTCATAAAGCTTAGAAGCGTATGTAGTTCTTTTTATTACAGACTCTGGATCTTGAGCGTAAGCTTTTATTTCGTAAGACTTAGAAGAAATACCATTTACTACAATATCTACAAACTTAGACAAAATAGGAACAGGTGTCCAGTCTAAATTAAGATAAGACAAATCACCATTTATAGATAATTCATCTTTATATTTTTGAACGCTTTGCTCGCCTCTAGCGTAGAGTCTTAATTGGTTAAAATTATTCCAATTAGTTAAATACCTATTACCTGTTGTTCTGCCTTGATCAAACCACTCGCCCTCTATAGCTTGAGCAACTTGCTTGCCATAGTCTAAACTGGATTTAACTTCTTCACTAACAACTTGGCTAGGAAATGCACTTCTAGTATTAGTGTATATCTTCATTTAACTTATTATTTTTGACATAGAACCTTTGTTGTCATATTTTTTAATACCTAAATCTACGGCTTTTAATTTTATTGGAGCACTTGGAGAATACCTGTGCTTGTTGCAAGCCATCAATGCTAATCCAGAACTTATTGAAGCATCGTGTTTTGTTCTGTTGTTTATATTAAACTGAGACCAGTCTTCTAATGTTTTTTGAAAATACATATCCCCATAGCCTGTTTCTTTTAAACCAACAAAGTCTTCAATATAAGACTCTATAGCAGCTGCATGAGCTTGTTTTATATCTTCACTAGAATTTGGTATACCACCCAATTCTCTTTCTGTTACAGATAATTTATTTCTTTTTCTATCAGGCCTGTTCATTGAAAAGCCTCTATAACCTCTTCTTTTAAAATGGTATAGTAATCTTGGTTTGTTGTTTTCTGCTAGTATTGGCATGCCATAAAATACGCAGGCCATAAGCACATCTTCAAAAAATATTTCAGCTGTTTGAGGTCTTGCTATATATTCTAAAAAAAAGTGGTTTGGCGGTGTGTCTGTCATTGAAAATTTAGTAAGCCCGTGCAAAGAACCTTTAGAACCCCTATTGTCTACAGTACCTGATATATCGTAAGGATCACAACCAAAAGCCCCCATTGTTTCATTTAATGGATATTTAATTCCTGACTTAGTTATTACCGCGTTTTGCATACTAACAGACGGAACCCATGTTATAAAAAATCTACCATTTTTGTTAGGTAAAAATATAACTTCGGAATCTTGCACGCCATTTTTCCAAGCAAAATTGCCTTGTGTTATATTTATAGAATTTCTTAAATCTTCATTAAAATCTATTTGCTCATAAATTTTAGTTAGATTAAATAAAGAGTCTTTTGATTCATCTCTAAATGCGTGCTTAGTTGTTCTTGGAAATTGTCTGTAGAATTCATTTAAAGCATCTTGATCTTGTTTTAATCCAGCAACTTCATTATCCCAGTATTCTATAACACCTTGCTCAATTGTTTCGCCTTGCGGTCCACTAATTTTCTTGCTTGGGGTGTCGAATACAGGTAAGCCATGAGAATCGATGTATCCTTCGTAATTCCATTCCATAGGTATGAACAAGCTATATAATCCAGAGCGAGTTTGTCCATTTGCATTTCTTTGAGTAACGTCTGAGTCATTATATAATTTTTTAAAATTATCACCACCTTTGTCTAATGAGTTACTAGTTGAACCCATCATACATTTACCTATAATTCTACTACCTAATCGTAAACACGTTTTCGTGACACGCCAGTTGTTGAGGATGTTCGTCGGGCGTTCCCATTTACCGCTTTCGTCGTGGACGAGTAGCTTGAGTTTTTCACCGTCGTACGAGTTGTCACCGGTATTCTTCCAGTCGATCGTGGTGTCGAGGCCGTCGAGCTCACGTAATGTCTCGTTGGTTTCGAGTTTCTTACGGGTGAATTTACTGGCTGGTACACGATAGGCGAGCTCTGTCTTGGGGCGGTCCATACCGTCCTGTATTGGTTTAAAAAAGAAGGGGTAATTAACCGATATTGGTACCACCTTATCCGTAAACATCTTCTTCGCATCAGGTCCACTCTTTGATAAAATGCCAAATCTAGAGTCGCTTGATATGGTTGCCATATTAACGCACTCCCCGGACGCCATAAATGAGAATCCAGATCGTCTATTTTTAAGGTAGCACATTCCATATGACCTATGATCGGCTTTACAAGCTTCCCAGAATATGTAAAATAATCTGTTTGATTCCCTAAAATCTGGTTGCCCAACATCAATTTTGGACCACTGCAGGTACATATAGTGAGTACCAGTAATGTAAGTAGCCACATTCTTATTATAGAACCAAAAGCCTTGTTCTCTTTTATTGAATTCACTATCGATGTAATCATACCATTTTTCTTTAAAGTCTAGTGGGTATTCTTCCCAGTCAAATACAGACTTTATTTTTTTCAATACTTTAGGATACTCAGAATATTCCCATGTGTTTGAATCAAATTTTTCTACGTTAAACTTTTCAGGTAAAGCTATTTTTAAATTCTGTATTTCATATACTTCACCTATCTTACCTGTCTTAGATATAACAACCATATCGTGTTCTTTGTTATATCCATACTCCCATTTTTTATACCTATTAGTTCTTTTTAAAACCTTAGGCTTTACATGGTCTTTTAAAACTTTATATAAACTCTGTTTGTACATTACGATGATCTACCTTCTGCAAAACCTTTAAAAGTTCTTTCTTTAACTTCTTTAGGTTTTTCGTTTAATAAGTTTTCTTCTTCTTCAATGCGATTAAGTATTTCAAAGGCATCGAATATAGCTAGCTTTTTAGTGGCTGCTGCGTTCTTGAGTCTGTCAGCTGATATATCATCATCTGAATCTACAATAGCTTCTTTAGCTACTTTGATTAACTCCTCGACTGCACGCTGCCCAGCTTGGATTATATTCTTCTTCGTTTCCTTGGTGTTCATACTTAATTACAATATCATTAGATTTCATACAGTAAAGTCTTTTTCCTTCAACTAAAAACTCCCATTCACCATTAGGCGTATAGCCAACTAGGTCTCCTGGGTTTATTTCTAGCGCTTCTAAGGACTTATTACCATATTTTAATATACCAATAAGCTTACGCTCTTTATCAAGCGTTAGAGAATCATTACTTTTTATGGGTGTTATAAAACATCTGTCACCAACAGTGTTCCAACCGTTTTTATTTTTATATAAATAAACCTGGTCAAGACTACAGAAATACAAATCATTTTCAAAATAAGATCTGCTTTTCTTTTTATTACCTTTCATATCGTAAAAGGTTCTAAATACATTTTGGTGTATAATTACTATATCACCTTTTTTAATACCTGATTTAAAAGCTAATGGTGTTTCAATAATCTCAGCTAATCTGTTTACAAACTTCCAGTTTTCAATTTTAGTATTAACAACAACGTCTTTACCTGCTATTTCAACTGTGTTTTTATATTTATCACCAATTGGTTTTAAAATAAAATCATACAAGCTTTTCATCAGTACTCTAAGTCATACTCAACAGATACAGCCATGTTAGAATTAAATTTTTTCCATGGTAATACCTCATTGTTTTTCTTTATGTGAATATTATAAGAACCATCAGAGTCATCTAAAACTATATAAGATATTTCATGGCCTCCATAAACCTGTTGACCTACGGAATAATGCATTGCATCGTTTTTATAATCAGAACCTATACTGATTTTTCTTATAACTGAATTCATTACGCTTCTTCAGTTATTTCAGTGTATTCACCAGTTTTAAGATCAATAGAAATTTTACCGTATTCTTCTTCTAGCTCTTTTTTATATTCTTCTAAAATTGTGTTTACTTCTGCTACCTTGTGAAGCAATGCGTGCTTTTTACTTTCTAAAATACCTATTTCAATAACAGTATCTTCTAATTCTTTATTTTGATCTGCAACTTTCTTAAGTTGTTCTTCTGTAATTTTTGCCATTTAATTTAATTTAAGTTAATTGTTATATTTATATAGTTACTTGTATATAAGTTATTTACCTGCAATTATGTCACTAACTGTTGTTGAATCAGATAAAACATAATCCACAACCACCGGAAACCACTCTCCTTGTGGTACATTTACAAAAACCTGAGCTTGAGCAGCACCAGGTAGTCCAGGAGATGCTACGACTCTAAACACTGCATTATCATCACCAGGATTACCACTTCCAGTGGCATCTATGGTAACTAATTCTCCGTTTAAATATCCACTGTCTTCTCCGCCAACAATTGCATCAACTGAAACTACCACTCCATTAACTGCAGTTATATTAACATCCAGACCTGTTCCGCTGCCACCTGAGGTCTGGTATTCATCACTAACATATCCAGTTCCTCCAGATCCAGCGTATCCAGGTGATACAAGTTCAGTTGCCGTGCTTGGCCCTACTCTTCCAGCTGGAATTACTTGAAGATTACCAGGCGCGCTAGTTCCTATGTATAATACGGAACCATTTAAAGAATCTGCCGCCGTTAAAGATGCTACAGCTACAGGCGCTACGGGCTGTATGTCGTTTGTTATAAAATCAGGTTGATTTGCGTATTGTCCCATTTTTATTTATTTTTTATAATTTGTTTTGTTTTTTCCCAGCTACGACCCACAAAATATGCGCCATATACTGTTACTAGTAGTGTTTGAAATATTGGTATATATTCTTCAGCTATTTTAAACTGACCTATGTTGCCGTCGAAAAAGGCGCAGGCAGTAAATATAACTGTCAAGTATATAAGCACCATTGGTCTTATGTTTTTAGACAGTTTACTATCTGAAGCCATATCAGCAGCCCATCGAGCGCTAACTTGCTCTTGGGCTTCAGTGTCTGCTTTTTGTAGTATCTCTGTTATTAATCTTTGAGCTTCTAGCTTTTCTTCTTTAGTAGTTGTTAAATCATCTATGACTTGACCAACTTCTTTTATTACATTGCCAGTAAGCCATTGCCAAAGTTTTTTCATTCGTCTATTTTATAAGTATATTCAGTTAAATTTTCTGATATTTTCTTTTTAGGTTTGCCTTTTCTCCTTTTATAACCATATTTATCTAAATAAATTTGATAACCTTCTCGATCATTAGCTGTCTTAAACGCTCTTGTAATTGTTGAAGATGGTAAACTATCTGCTTCTCTGACATTTCTTTCTAAAACTATACCTTTATAATTTTCCATGCCTTTAAATGGGTTTGGATATAATTTTTCTTCTTGACTATAATCTCTCTCTCTAGTTACAGTAACTTCTTTATCTTTATATTTATCTTCTATAGAAGGATCTTTTTCAACAGCAGCTTTCCATCTATCATACTCAGGCGTTCCAGGTTGAGCTAATCTTTCAACTTCTTTGCCAGGTATTGTTATCTTAGCAGTTCCAGCTGTGTCAATATCTTCACCAGCTAAATTTGTAGCGGTTTGAGTTGTTTTATACTTTAGCTTTTTTGGATCTATTCCTCCAGCGCTTGAAGTGTGCTCTGCTGGATCTCCACCATGAAAGTGAAATGGAGTTCCGCCGCTGTATTTCATTTTAAATGCCATAGTTATGCGTTTTTATAAGCCTCGTTTTCCCAAGGCAAGTTTTTAGCGCCTTCGTTCATTTTATCTCTTGAATATGTTTTACCTTTCCAATAAACGTTATCATCGTCGTAATCAAGATCACCACGTTTCATTTGGTCTATATGCACCATTTCGTGATCTATAACATCTTGAGTTTTTGAAGGATCTACATCTTTGTTTATTATAATTGTTAAATTATTATTAGCCTTACCCATAACATCATCTTCCATATCAACGTGATATATAGGAGTGCTAAAAAGCTTTTTATCGTATGGAGGATTGTCTAATTTAAAAGCCATGTTATTTTTTATAAGGAAACATTTTGTTTAATGCATTTTTTCGGCTTTCACAACCGCAAGGGATGTTTAGTCCCTTGCTCATTGTGTCTACCATTTTCTTGATGCCAGTAGCTTTAGTAAACTTTTCTACGCTGTCTCCTAAACCTATTGATTTCATAATTATGCTATTTTAAATGATTTAAAATAAACTGTTTTAGCAAAGTCATATGCAGCATTGTTATCTGCAACATCTTGAGGTAAGCTAACTGTAGATTTTACTCCACCTGGGTTTGCTGTAATAGCTCTAGTAATAGCAGCTTTAACTTTGTTAATGTATCCTGCCGAAGCTGGTTTTGCGCTTGCTGCTCCAGGATCTGTTGCTGCTGCATCTAAAGAAAAAAGAACTGTTACTGTTTTAGTAGCAGTTGTTAAAGTAGCAGACATTGCATCTCCTGCTCCGTTTGCAGCTACTGCTACAGTTAGAATAGAATCAGCTAATAATAAGTTGTCTCCATCTTCTGCTGGCACAGCACCTGAGTTGTCGTATCCACCTGTTACGTGAAAATTAATCCATTTTGCCATTTTGTTTTGTTTTTAATTGTTTGACTTGGTTTTGGTTGTTTTGTTTAGGTTTGTACAGTCCTAATCTGTTTTCATTTCAGCTATTGAATCTTTAGACTTTTTAGACATTCTCTGCTTTAAATGGTAGTCTCTATGAGCACCTTTTTCCGGACTCATTTTATCCATGCCATGACCTAAGTTTTTAGCTGGTGAGTCATGATTCATTTTGTATGGGCTCATTTCAGCTGGACTATGTCCCATGTGTAAAGCAGACTTTGAGTGCTTTGACATCCATGATCCTCCACTAGCGTGTTTAGCTACTGGGTTGTCATGCATTAAGTTGTATTTTTCTTGTTTTGCAGATTCCATTTCTGCTGGTGAGTGTCCCATATGAGGTCCTTTACCATATTTCATATCAATTGGATTTTTTGTTAATTTTTCTGAAAGGATTTGTTTACTCATTTTTCCTAGTTGTTTTGCAGCTTTTTTAATTTTTCGTTTAGATGGCTTTTCTAGTTTTTTTGTAGCTTTTTTAATCTTTTTTTTAGGTAGCTTTTCTAGTTTTTTTGTCATATAATGACCTTCTGGATGATGTGGCATAATGTTAATTTTTAAGTTTAACTGTGATGTTTTTTGTCATATTTCATATCGCCTGCTAATTTAGAAATATGTTTCTCGTCAGCAGTCATTTTTTCGTCGCTATGCCCGTGATGATCATCATATAATACATCACGCTTTAAATAATCTATATGAGCCGCGTCGTCTCGCTCAGTAGCTTTGTAATTTTCTTTTGTTACCTTAGTATGCGCGTGGTCCATTGACCATTTAGCATTACCAGTATATTTTCCGTAGTGTCCTTTTTGCATTCCCATAACTTATTTTATTCTGGCACGCATTTGCCATTTTCCATTTTATAACCTTCAGGGCAAGCTTGTCCCTTATACTCTGCTTTTCTCTTTTTTAAATCTCCTTCAAAGTCTGCGCCTCCACCAGCTATTGTTTTTTCAAGAGTATCAACAGCAGCTCCAGCTAATACACCAACTGAAGTAATGTCTGGTACGTCTATCTCACCGCCATAATATGTTTCAGTATCCATTGGAGTTCTTCTATATGAAGCTGTAGCCATTTCAAGAGGTCCATCTCCTGCGTGGTCTTGTTTTTCTTTATCGTACTCTTTTTTAAGTTCAACTACCTCAGGATTATCATAATCAAGAGCGTCATCTCTGCCGCTTGATTCTTTAGATTTAGCTTTCATTTGTTCCATAATATCTTTATGGGCTTTCATAGGGCTTTTCATCATGAACCCGTCTCTAAATTTCGTCATAGCTTATTTCTTTTTACAAGCAAAGTTCTTAGCAAAGTTTGCCATTTTCATAACACGCGTTGTGTATTTGTCTTTATTTTTCATTACAGCAGTAGCTGCTTCGCAGGTAGATTTACCAGGCATATTATCTTTAATCCAATCAGTGAATTTACCTTCGTTTTTTTCTTTGATCTTTATATCCTGCTCTTCTTCTTTCTTAAAAAATGGTGATCTATACATTTTTGTAAACTTTAGCTTTGCTAGTAATTGGTCCAGCTTCATATTTACAAGGAAACTTTAATACTTCCATGCCTGTTATACCAGAACTTGATCCCACGGCGTGAGGTCTACCTGTTTGATCTAATGGTCCGTCCCATATTGCGTTTTCACCTACAACTCCGTGTACGTTTTTTGACGCCATTGTTTTATTGTAATTTGGATCTGTTTTATGCATCATTTTGTTTTTTGTTTTTTAAAATATAAAGCTGATTGATTTCCAGCAAATAACTGCGCGAAGTTTTGATTATTACTCATCTGATAACCTAAGGTGCTATAATCAAAATCACTAGTAGGTGTTTGTCTTGCCTCATAATTTAAAGTTCCACCAGCTTGAGTAAAAGCATCATCTATGCTGCTACCCATAGTTCTTGGGGTTAAACCAGCTCTAAGAAGATTGTATTTTCTTGTTTGTTCTTTTATTGCTCTATCTTGAGCAGTAGAATCGTCATCAAAAGTATTGTAAGGATCAAAACCCGGATCATTCATGGCATCTGCTTTAGCTTTGTTGGCTCCAAACACTGTCATACCTGCCATTGGATCTATAGTTCTTATTCCAGCATCAAAAGCAGATTTTCTATCTGCTGGAGCTAAACTTTCAGACTGAACGGGTTGTTGAGCAGCAGCCGCAGATGAAGCAGCTCCTATTAAACCGCCTGAAACTTGTGCTCCCTGCATAATACCTGATAGTCCACTTGTTCCCATGTTTTGTTCAGCAATATTTGGAGCAGCACCAGCCGCTAACATACGCTGTCTGTTGCTTTGTCCCCTGGCGCGGCGATTAAATAAATCATAAAAACCACCTTTACCGCCTCTTTTTCTTATCGCGTCTCGAATTCTTTGACCTCTCGTTGATCGAGCTTGCATGAAAGCATCATTAACTCCTAAAGCCCCTGCCATACCTCTAAGTATACTCATCTGTTTTTATCTTTGTTTACGTTATAAATAGCTTTAGTCATAACCTTATCAGTGTATGTATCACCATTAATTATTTTGTTTCGTCTACCTGTGTTTATATCTTCTTCGCCAAGCATTACTCTGTATATTCTACTTATTAGTTGCTTACCTTTAAAAGACACCTTGTATATATGGTACTTCTGAGTGGTTCTGTTCCTGTGTCTCCACACGACTATCCAACCTTCTTTCAGTAGTCTATTCCATCTGCGGTTGTCCCAACTATAAGAATAAACACCCATTTCAAAGTCTTTTTTAGTAAAAAAATCTATACAATCAAGGTATATGAGAAGTTCTAGATCTGCATCGTTTAAATCATTGTTGCGACAAGCCCATTTTCTTATGATGCGATAGTGCTTCAAGAGGTTTAGTTCTCTTATGTCACTAGCGGCTAATCTCATAATACAACGACTATGTCACCTGACTTTATAACGTGGTAAGATTTTTTATCAACTTCTATTTTGTGACCAGCATGGCGATCAAAATATATAGCATCGTTTTCTTTAACGCCTGCTACTTCTTCACCTGCAGATACAACGCTTGCTTTGACATAGCGTATATCTTCTCTTTGGCTTTCAGCAAGAAGTAAACCACCATCTGTTTTAGTAGTACCTTCTTTTTCTTTTATTATAATTAAGTTTCTACCTATTGCTTTCATCAATTCTTAAATTATTAATTACACAATCAGTAGATAATATTGTTGTTGCTACAGAAGCTGCATTTTGAAGAGCGCTCTTGGTGACCAGTAGTGGATCTATTATACCTGACTCGATCATATTTACCATTTTTCCTGTAACCACATTGTAGCCTTGTCCTTTAGTTGTCGGTGTTTTTAAATTTTCAACACCAGCATTTTCAAGTATAGTTCTAAAAGGTGCTTTAATAGCTTCTAACAAAACTGTTTCGCCTTTAGACTTAGCTGTTATATTTGTTGCAGCGTTTAATAGAGCAATACCACCACCAGGAACAATCCCTTCTTTAATAGCAGCTTTAGTAGCACAGATAGCATCTTCTACTCTAT